ACCAGCTTGGCAACGAATATGTGTTTGTCTTGGCTGGTTCTGGCGGGATCACGGCAAACTTCGTGGCAACCATTGACGAGGCCTATGGCGCCGTCATGGTCAGCACGTCGAACGACGCGCGCGGTGATCTGCTTGGCGTGGCGCCCGTCGCCATTGCCGCCAGCAGCTACGGTTGGGTGCAAGTGAAGGGCGTGTGCAGCGTGCAGGTAGCGGCGTCTTGCGCTGCCAATGTGCGCTTGAACACGACTGCCACGGCAGGGCAGCTTGATGATGATGGCACATCGGGTTCCTTTACCTGTGATGGCATCTTCCTGACGACTGCGCGCGGTGCTAGCGCTGGCACGGCGCCTGCCGTGCTTAACTACGCCATCCAGGGCGTGACGATCTGATAATCAACGGGGCCGGGGAAATCAATCCCCGGCCTTTCTTTTGGAGATGACCTTATGAGTGGAACCGGACAAAGCCGCGAGCCCGTGGCCATAATGCCGATTGAGTTCTGGACCGAATACACTGGCGAAGGCGCAGACCTGAAAGCATCCGATTGGGTGCGATGGGTGAAGAAAGGCGATTCCATGCGGTCAACTGTTGCCGAGAAGGTGTCACGGTTGAAGAAGGGCATGGTTGGTGAAGAAATTTGGGCAGTGATCAAGCCCTATTACGAGCGTTGGAAGGAAGGCCAAGATGCGCCGGTCATCGGAATGCCTTTGGATGCTGCGCCATTCGCTACAAAGGAAATGGTCCGCGTTCTGGCGCAGGTTGAAATCCGCAGCGTCGAAGATTTGGCGAATGCGGAAGAAGCGGCGCTGAATAAGCTGCCGATCCCCGGCATCATCGGAATGCGCGCCAAAGCCAAGGCGTTGCTTGATACGCGGGCCAATCTGGCGCCGGTATCGCAAGAATTGGCGGAGCTGCGCGAGCAAGTGCAAGCCATGCGGAAAGAGCGCGATGATGCGCTGAGATTGTCCGATGAAATGGCTAAGGATGCTGGAAAATTACGCAGCCGTAAGCCTGAAGGCGTAGCGGCGGCGCTTGGGTAAGGGGTGCGGAAATGTCACTACTCACGCTGGTTCAAGCGGCTTGCGATAGGCTTGGCATTCCAATGCCGGGCGCGGTCATGTCGTCTAACGACGAGACGATCCGCGTCATGCGCGCCTTGGCCACGCAAGAAGGGCGCGAATTGGCGCGGCGGGTGGCATGGCAGAACCTGACGCAAGAAAGCAGCTTCACCACGGTTGCAGCCGAAACGCAGCCGGGCGCAATCCCGGCTGACTTCGACCGCTTCATAAATGAAACCGCCTGGAATTACACGCAAAACCGGAGTTTGATCGGGCCGGTTGACCCGCAACAATGGCAGCAGTTGAAGGCTTCGCTTGTCGGTCCGCCGTGGTTGCATTTCCGCCAACGCGGTAACGCCTTCCTGATCATCCCAAACCCGCCGGCGGGCGAGAATATCCGATTTGAGTATGTTTCGCGCTTTTGGGTTGACACGAATGGCGACGGGCTAGGCGAGGCTGATGCTTGGGCGGCGGACGCTAACACGGCGCTTCTAAGCGAAGAATTGATCACGCTCGGCATCATCTGGCGATGGCTGAAGCGCAACCGCCTGCCATACAATGACGAATTGCAGGAATATCAGGCGCAAGTGAACCAGGCCATTGGCCGCGACGGCGGCAAGCGCACGGTCAGCATGGGCGGACAGTATGACACCGCGCCGCGCGTGCCGAGCATTCAAGACGGATCTTGGCCGCTATGATCCGCCCCACCAAGCAGGGCGCTGGCACGGCGCGGGTGGTGTCTATTCCGCCCCCAGTGCAAGGGTTAAATGCGCGCGATGCGCTGGCGTCTATGGACGCGGCGGACGCTATCACGCTTGATAACTGGTTCCCGCGCGCAAATGACGTGGTGCTACGGCTCGGGCACCAAACCCATGTCACGGGCCTGCCGGGTAATGTCGAAACGCTGATGCAGTATTCCAGTGGAAGCACGAATAGTCTTTTCGCGGTTTCAGACAGCGGCATTTATGACGTGACTACACCTGGCGCGGTTGGCGCGGCGGTGGTTTCAGGATTGAGCAACGCACGCTGGCAGCATGTGGTGAAAACCACATCAGGCGGCACGTTCCTTGTCTGCTGCAATGGCGCAGATGCAATGCGCGCCTATAATGGCACCACTTGGACAACGCCGACCATCAATAGCGTTTCTTCTGCCAGCATCATCGGCCTGACATCCCACAAAGAGCGGCTGTGGATGATTGAAAAAGATAGCGCGAACGCTTGGTATCTGGCGACTAAGGCGATTTCTGGCAATGCGACTGCATTCCCGCTTGGCGCGGTGTTTCGCATGGGCGGCAAGGTGAAGGCCATCATTCCGCTTTCGCAAGACGCAGGAAGCGGGCCGGATGACTTTCTTGCTTTCGTGAGTGACAAGGGCGAGGTCGCCATTTACCAAGGCACTGATCCTGGCACGGCTTCCGAATGGGCCTTGATTGGCGTGTTTCGCGTGGGGGCGCCGATTGGCGACCGGGCATTCCTTCGGGTTGGCGGCGATGCTGCGCTGATTACGGATGATGGTGTCATTTCGCTTTTGCAGGCCATAAATGTGGACCGCGCCGCCGCAAATACGGCAACCATCACTGACCGCATCCGGGAATTGTTTTCGACCTATGTGCGGGCGTATCGGGCCAATTTCGGCTGGCAAGCTATCAGCTATCCGGCGGGGAATTGGGGCCTGTTCAACGTGCCGATCTCGGCCACGCAAAGCGTCCAACTTGTGATGAACACGATTACCGGCGCTTGGTGCCGCTTTACCGGGCAGAACGCTTTTTCATGGTCTATGCTTGGGGACGAGATTTACTTCGGCGGTTCAACCCAGGTTTTTCGGGCCGATGTGGGCGGCACTGACAATGGCGCCGATATTGCCTCAGACATGAAAACTGCGTTTCAGTATTTCAAGGATCGTGGCGGCCTGAAGCGTTTCACGATGCTGCGACCGACGTTCCTTTCCAATGGGGCGCCGGCGCCGCGCATTACGCTTGATGTGGATTTCGGCAATAGCGAACCGACAGGTTCGCCTAGCTTCACGGCATTTGGGGCGCTTTGGGATACGGCGGTTTGGGATGTGGATGTCTGGGCGGCTGATGATGAACAGGTGACGCAACAATGGATCGGCGTTCACGCGCTTGGCCGTTGCGCGGCGGTGCGAATGAAGATGACAAGCCAAGGCGCGACCATGGCCGTCATTGCCTTTGACGTGCTAATAGAACCAGCGCAGGCGACCGCGCTATGACGCTGTTCTGGCCACGCGATGCGCGCGAAAATGAAGCCCTGGCGCAATGGTGCGGGCGCCGGATTGAGCATGTCGGGGCTGATGGGTTTGGCCCATGCCAGGCGGCGGCGGTGCTGCACGGCGATCATGTGGCGGCGGTTGTGGTGTTTCACGATTGGCAGGATCAGGCCCGCACGTTGCAGGCGTCCATTGCAGCCGAGACGCCACGCTGGGCCGGGCGCGAAGCCTTGGCGGGCATCTTTGGCTATGCCTTCGGGGTGGCGCGGGCGAACAAGCTATGGGCCGCAAGCCCGCACAATGCGGCGCGGGCGCTGCGCTTTAACAGGGGCATTGGCTTGAAGCCAGAGGCCACGCTTCGGCACCATTTTGGGCCAAAGGTTCATGCGGTGGTTTGTGCGATGCTGCGAAGCGAGTGGCAGCGGTCGCGGTGGTATAAGGAGACTGTTCACCATGGGTAAGAAGGCACCTAGCGCGCCTCCGGCGATTGATCCTGCCGCCACGGCGGCGGCGCAGGCGAATACCAATCGGCAAACCGCGATCACGCAATTTGGCTTGAATGCCGTCAATCAATACACGCCCTATGGCAGCTTGGAATATGCCCAGGCGGGCACTTGGGCGGACGGGACGCCGCGCTTTACCGCCACGCAAACGCTATCGCCTGCCGAACAAGAGGCGCTGAACCTTTCTAACCAAGCGCAATCGCTTTACGGCACGGCGGCGGTGCGGCAGCTTGGCGCGGTGCAGGAACAGCTTGGCCGACCATTCCAGTTTGATCCCGGCGCGTATGGCGACACGGCAATGGGCCGCGATGCGGTGGAAACCGCACTGATGGAGCGCTTGCAACCACAGCTTGATCGGGACCGGGCGGAAATGGAAAACCGCCTTGCCAATCAAGGAATCATGCTTGGTTCTGAGGCTTACCGCAACGCCATGAGTGATTATGAGCAACAGGTGGCGGACCAGCGCCTTGCCATTGTTGGCGCGGCTGGGCAGGAAGAAAACCGCATGGCGGCATTGCGGGCGCAGCGGTTGCAGGAACAGCTTGCCTTGCGCGGACAGCCGATCAACGAGGCGACGGCGCTGCTGACCGGGCAGATGGTGGGGTCGCCTTCCTTTGTGAACACGCCGCAGACAAACGTGGCGCCGACCGATTACATGGGCGCGGTGCAGATGCAGCAGGCGGGCCAACAGGCGGCATACAACCAGCGGTCGCAGAATTACCAGACGCAACTTGGCGGGATTTACGGGCTTGGATCGGCGGCGCTTGGTGGATGGGCGCGCGGTGGTTTTGGTGGTTTTGGTGGTGGCGGTGGATTGCCCCAAAAACCGGCGCCGGCAGGAGGGCGTTAAACCATGAGCGAAAGTTTTGGGCGCGGCGAAAGCGCGCTTTTCCTGCAAAATCCTGAATTGGCTTCGGCTGCCAGGCGCCAGCGGTTTGCGGAAGAATTGCTTGGGCAGGCCGTGAAGCCGCGTAACGTCGGCGGACACGCGGGCGGCTTGGCGCAGATGGGGCAAGCCCTAATCGCCGGATATATGGGCTACCGGGAAGACGAAAAAATCCGCGCGCTTGCCGAGGCTCAGCGCGCCCGTGAAGAAGAAGAAGTGCGCGCCCTGATGGGCGGCGGAATGCCTGCTGGCCAAGCCGCGCCAGCAACGCAAAGCGCGCTTGCCACGCCGCCGGGTTCACTGCCCCCGCCCGTGCCGATTGGTGCAGAGGCGCCGCCCATGGCGCAAGCGCTGATGAACCCGCCTGGGCAGCCTGG